TATAACACTTTTAAAATCTTTATTTCGTAAAGAAAAATTACAATAATTTAGTTATAGTATAAAAAGAAGGGGTGGTAAATCTTTCGCCACTTATAACTTTTTTCACACCATGTAGATAATTAATATCTCCAGGATGAGCTACAGCTAAACCAGGTTTCGGCTTCACTTCCAGATCATGTTGAGGATAGTATAACTCCCCACCTTCAAAACCATCGTTATAATAGATTAATGAATTAAGATCATATGTGGGAAAAGGATTTGGCGAACCATCATTTAGTTGCTTATCAGCATGCGGTTGCTGCTCTAGTCCAGGGAACCACCTAATGATAACCGGTGGTCTAACAGAAACCTGAACTTTAAAAGTATCTTCTAAAAGATATTTCATTTTTAAAATGTATTTGTCCACTAAATTATAGACATCTAAATTAATTCGATTAAGGATATCATAGCTACATTGTCTATTCGACCAGTATGAAGCGTCATAGGTGCAGGTTCCGTCCTCAGCATATTGATTTTCTCCAGCATCCATCCATTCATTGATATTGGGTAAAAAGTTTTGTATAGTTTTTAAATCATCTAACTCTACAAAGTTTTCTACAACAATGATATTATCTTTAGATGAGCCAAAATAACCTGGTTCCACTAAAGACTTATCGTCTGACTGAAAATCCATATGCACTCCTTGGCTTTGTTTTGTGATATAGTATATCACTAAGGAAAGAATCAATCTACAAAAGGAAAGAAAATGGAATTTTTTCACGTAGGCGCCTGCGCTAATCCGGAGGATAACAAAAAGTTTGGAATTTATTTGTATAGAAACGCCATTCCAAGAGAGCTTAATATTCCAGAAAGATTAGAAGCTGCAATTGGTGATAGCACACATGAGTTATTTAAGTGGTCTGAAGCAATGGTCGGGTATAATGCAAAAATGCCGGAGTATAGAGATTGTGTTGACTTGAAAATGAGCCCATATCATTGGCCATATCTTACTCCAGAATTTGAAGAAGTTAAAAAATGTTATGAAGATGTCGAAACGCATCTCAGAAAATGCCTAACGCACTATGAATCTCTTTACAATTTTAAGATGGACTATATGGAGGCAATTAACTTCGTTAGATACAATCCAGGCCAACATTTCTCAATACACGCAGATCACGGTTTTTCCTATAGCTGTACTGTTTCTTCGGTAATATATCTAAATGATGATTATGAGGGCGGGGAACTATGGTTCCCTTACCTGGATATTAACTTCAAACCTCAAGCAGGAGATATTATTATTTTCCCATCTACTTTTATTTACGCGCATGCTTCCTTAAAGGTCACTAGTGGCACTAAATATTCAGCAGTCACGATGTTTGACTATAACGATAATAATCACAAGTATGCTATCGGACACACTTCCGATGGACCTGTGTCTGATAAAACTGCAGGCATAACAAAAGGTATGAATCAGCCCATAGTCTACCCAATGCCGGGCCAGTCATGATAGAGCAAAATGAGATCCCATTCCTTCAGACATTTGAAGAATCATTGTATGACGTGCCTATAAACTCTATCAACGGAGAAGAAAACATACTATCTAAATATAAGGGGAAAGTTACTCTGATTACAAATGTAACAGGAGAGTGCGCCAACTCAGCACAATACCCAATTATTGAGTCTTTATACCACGAATATAAGGATCAAGGCTTTGAAGTACTAGCTATACCAAGTACAGATTTCTGCGAGTTTGCATACGGAGAATTTGCAGATACAAGTGCAACAGCAGAAAAGATGCAAGCACACATGCAGAGTCATTATAAAACAGATCTACCATATACCGAAATGGTAACCATCAAAAAAGATGAAGACACTGGTTCAGTCCCACATAAGCTTTATGAAATTCTTCAATTTGGTGGTTTTCCAGCAAATGGTGGACCAGTTCAAGGTAACTTTGAGAAGTTTATTATCTCTAGAGATGGCAAAAAAATGTACAGATTCTGTAACTCTGACCTTTTAGATTTGGCGTTCGACGCTGGAAATAGAAAAACCAACTCTAATCAAGCTTTAATAAATGTTAAGGCAGCAATTGAAGTCATGTTGGAAGGATTGGTATAACAAATGACGAAAGTTACACTAACTAAAACACATCAAAATCCACCAAGTATAGTCCAGTCTAGATTAAAAAGAGACTGGATGGACAACACATATAAAAAGCATGCCTACCAATGCCTGCCTATGACCACTGCCAATGTACATGGATGGGAAATAATACTCCCCCAGGATGTAGTAGTTCAATGGGATGGTGGAAATACTAACGTAAAAATTCTCAGTGGTGAGACCTACAAGGATAGAACACTCGCGCATGGTGGAATTGTAGGCATGGTTTCTTTTTCTATTGGGTGGATCTTTGGCACTGAAGAGGGTTATGGAACTTGGATTAGCGGTTCTCCAAACTACATGCTTGATGGAGCATCTCCATTGTCTGCAATTATTCCAAGTAGCTGGTGGCCAGATGAATCCCAAATGAATTGGGCTATTGATAAAGTAGGAGAACCAGTTACATTCCCAGAAGGAATGCCGTTTGTATTCTTTAATATTTTCCAAAGTGATTTACTTGAATCAGTAGAGTTTGAAGTAAACAATCTTTGGGATAAGCCAGAATTAATGAATGCTCGAGCAGCGTATGGGGACGCAAAAATGAAGAAAAATGTAGAAGAACCCTGGACTTGGATGAAAGGCATCAAAACTGGTTTAAATGAAAAAGGTGAAAGAATTGGTCCAGCAAATTCTGGTTTATTAAAATTAAATAATCCAGAATTTTAGATATCAAAATTGAAGTATCCTAGTTACTATTAACACGTAGCTTAATTGAAAAGGTGAGGAAAAATGGCATTTACAAATATAAGCAAATCAGATAAATTAATTGCTCTCAATGCAGCAAAGGCTGAATTTGAGCGTGACTTGTACAGAAATTTAACTAGACTTGGTGTTGACGCCGATGTCTACGATGTTGACGGCTTTAGTTTTGATCCTAATGCTTCTTCAGAAGATACAGATCCAGAATATAAAATAAAAGAACTAATTGCTAGCACAATTGAAAAACTAGCTGTAACCAACGAAAAAATATCTAACCTTTAATAAGGGAGCATTATGCAAAATGTAAGCGCAGAAGAACTGCTTTCTGTAAAAAACAAAGCTATTACATATTTAGAGAAATCAACATATATGTTAGCTACTCTTCTGGGGATTGACTCAGACGAGCTTTCTTCATCAATGGAAAAGCCAGCTAGCATATTAGATTCTAACCAGGAATTAGCGTTTCAGTCTTTGATTAATCAAGTTACGATTCTTGACGGATTAAAGGACTAGTAAAATATGTCGAATCCAAACTTAATTAATGAAGATTCTCTTGGCATTATACAAGAAGCAAATAATTACGCAGTTTGGTCCAAAGAAGACGGTGCTTATAAATTTAATGACGGTTCACTTTTTGAGTGCGCAGGTCTTTTTTCACCATCGGTAGCACTGATTCAGGATAGTATACAAATAGAAGACGAAGATTTAATATAAAGATAGGATTTTTATGCCGTTCGATGCTCAAAAAAATATAAGCTACATAGAAAAGCAATTGGCCTATTTCATGTTTATGATTGGGTTAGATCCAGAGCTACTAGACACAATAACAATTGATGAATTGCTGAGCGCTGCAAGAGATTTGTCAAAAGTTGATAAAGAATCTTCATCTGCTTTTGTTGTCGGTCAAACGCAAATGCAATATTATACAGGTGCACCAGAAGATGCATACCTAAAACACCAAAGATTATTTTTAATATTAAATATTAGAAGATTTTGGTATTGGCGTCAATTAGCAATAGGAGCTTTAAACCATGGATAATAATAAATTTTATTTTTCTAGACTGGAACAACTAGTTAAGTATAAGGCACTTGATATTCAAGATACTATTGATATATCCAGAAAAGTAAATGATTACATTACTACTCTTCCAATAGACAAAAGAAGAGAAGCAATTGGTAAAGATCTTGTTACTTGGTTTTTTGAGGTTTTTTCAGCAGAAGATTCCGTATGGAATGAAACTGTTGCATCTGAATATACTTCATCGTACGTAGAGATGTTATATCTAGCAGCAAAACCTACAAAAACCCTTATGAGTAATCCAGCTTTTAATTACGCCATCGCTAAGTTAATGAATTCTTCAACAGATCTTACGCTTTTAAATAACTATCATGTTGATTATCTAGAGCATTGTTTAGCCGATGAAAATGTTTCTTGGAATTATGAAGTAAAGACAATGCAAGATGTAGAAAACGAAGATCTTGGTCAATTTGATTTTATTTTTATAGGCACATTTGATATTTGTCATGATGTATCTCTTGTAAAAAACTTCTGTAACGCATTAAATTCCGGCGGCACTATGGTGATATCACATACAAACGACGATTTAAGAGTCTATGGCCCGGAGATCGAATATACTTCAGCATACGAAATGCATGAGAGCATAAAGTCACTATCTGGTCTTAACGTATACCATATCCCAACAGCACCTGGACATACTGTAGTCATTAAGGATTAATTTTACATGATAGTCATTGATGACTATATAAAAGATAAAAGTCTTTTGCAGGAGATAGAAAATACAAAAGACTTTTTTCCTATCTCAATGGGTAATGAAGATCGAATAGCTTCTGAATTAAACAACTATCATAATGAGCAGTCTGATTTTTATGCACCATACATGTTTTGGAATGGTTGGCATAAATCACCGGCAAACACAGCAAGAAAAAAGGTGATTAAAGCAATTTGGGAAAATAATCTACCATTCCCCATTGAAGAATTGTGCGGTTTTGAATACTGGACAAGAACATTTAAACCTGGTCAATACTTGGAAACACACGTTGATGAAGATACATTTCTTTATGCAGACACTAAAATATTTAGAGGGCCCAAAATAGGCTGCGTTTATTACCCAGAGTTTAACGAAGTTGTGGGTGGATTCTTGGAACTGCACCCAACTGCAGTTTCTGAACAAACTCACAACGCGCTAGAAATGGAAAATATTCTACCACTTACAGTACCAATTGAACTTAGGGAAAGAATAGCCTGCGAACCTAACAGGTTGATTATTTTTGATGCAGGTCACATAATACACAATACTACTCCACCAATAACAGGAGTTCGTCGTGTGATGG